TGCCCGTCGTGCGGGCCTTGACTTCCTTGTTCCCGTAGCCGGCGTCCGACTCGGTGGTGACGATCTGGTAGTTGGCCCAGCCAATGACGTCGGCCCACTCCTGCACCAGGGCACCGGCGCGGTCGTGCAGCTTGAGCACGTACTGGTCGTACCCGTCGTGCAGTGGTGACTCGAAGCGCTTGATCTTGTCGTGCGCGATAAGAATCACGGCCATGTTCCGCTGAGCGCGCAGCTCCTCGAAACCCTGCAGCAGCGTGCGCCACTCCTCGGCCGCGGCGATGTAGCCCTTGCCGTAGCCGGCGGCCTCAATCGTGGCCCACTTGTTCTGTGTACACACATGTGTGTGTACAAGCGGCTCGAGCCAGTCGAGCGAATCCAGGAACACGGTGCCGTAGTCGTGCTCCTCGTTGAGCAGCGTGCTGATGGCCTGGTAGACATCGGCCAGGCTGGTGGCCAGCGGGAAGGCGGCCGCGTCTACCGCATCAGCGCCGTCCTCGGTCAGGATGCCGATCGCGCTCGGTGCGCTGGCAGCAAACGTCGTCTTGCCGATCTTGCCGGGGCCGGCGATGACGATCTTGGGCGCGCGCAGCCTCTTAGTGCGGCGAATGGATGAGAGGTCGAATGCCATGTCGTGAGTTCCTTCAGTCGTTGATCTCGTTGTTGGCCCGCAGCACGCGAGCCCGGTACTCGGCCTCGCGCTTTTCAAAGGCGGCCTTGCGCCTTGCCTGCTCCTCGTCCCACACCTGGCGGTGGTCGTCGCTGATGCGCGCCTGCTCCCAGAGACGGTCGTATTCGATCTTTGACTTGGCCCAGAACGCGTGGTCGTCGCTGAAGTCGAATAGCCAATCGAAGTTCTGCAGCGACTTGCGGTACTCCTCGAGGGGTTGGAAGGTAATGGTCATGTTGTGTTCCTGTTGACGGGTTGACAGAATCGCATCACAGTGGCTCAAAGACTGAGCCAGTAAAACAGCAAAGAGGCTCCTGCGATGCCGAGGGCGGCTGCAAAGACGATGTCCGCGGCCCTGGCCATGCGGCGCTCGCCTGGCGTGCGGTAGATGTAGCTGCAGTCGGTGAAGCAGGCCTCGTGAATGGTGCGGGGCGTGCGGAAGTGAGAGGGTCTGAGCATGGTGTGGGTCCTGTCGTGGGTCAGAAGGGCGCCGGCGGGTAGTTCTTGGTGGGGTCTTGCTTTGGCCGGCGGGGCGGTTTATAGGGCTGGCCCTTGTAGGTGGGGAAGGGCCAGTTCGGTGGTGGCTGGTCAGGCACAGACCGCCTGCACGCGGTCGATGATGTCGCGCATGCTGGCCAGCTCAACCTCGAGCGCCTCGCGGTGGCTGATCTTGCGGGCGTTGGGGAACACGCCATCGCTGGCGTCGCGGACGTGCTGCACGGCGGCGTCGATGCTGTCTGGGGTGTAGCAGACGACACGGCTAAGAATGTTGCCGCCGCGGTACTGCTCACCATCGGCCACCAGGTACAGGCCAGGGCTGCACTCGATGATCCAAGGCGTGCCGGTGATCACGTTGCGCTTGCGCTCGATGCGCTCCTCAAGCTCGGCAACCTGGCGGCTGCAGCTGTCGATGATCTGTTGGTGCTGGGTGGTGTTCATGTTCGGGCTCCGGTTCGTGTTGCGATGGAGTGAATGTATCTCCACGATGCGAATAGCGCAACACTTAGCCCGACAATTTAGTAGGGATAAACCCTACGTCCCGGCAGGTCAATACAGGGGCTTGATCCAAAGGACCGTGGAGGTCCAGGTGATCGAGGCGTCCGCGATCATCTCGTTGGAGGGCCAGATGATCAGGTTGTGCGTGTCCCGGCGGTAGCCGCGGCGCACCACGGCCAGGATCTGCCGGCCGTCGCCCGTGGCCACCAGGCACAGCTGGTCGATGTTGTCCGCGGGCGCGAGCTGGGCCGGCGTCACGAACAGCAGCCAGCCGTCCTTGGTGCTGGAGTGCGAACGCACCTGGATTGCGAATGTCCCAAAGGGGCAGTCAGCCGGGCCGATGACGTCGTCGTGAGTTCGCGGTGGCATTGTCGTAACCACACCGTTCTCATCCACGTGCGCGGCCACGGGGCAGCGCTTGACGTCCTCGGTCACCTCGATGCCGGCGTTGCGCATCACCTCGTTCAGCGGCACGCCGAGAATCGTGGAGATCTGGTGCGCCTCATGGGGCGTCATTCGGCGCAGCCCTCTGAACATGAGGGACACCGCCGCAGGGTCAAGTTCCAACATCTTCGCCAACCTTCTCTGAGACAACTTCTTGTCGGTGAGCCGACCGCGAAACCATTGTGTGTTCATTGCTACGGAAAGCGAAAGAGCCGCTTCTTAATCAACAGGGACTAGATAGTGGCAGTCTCTCCATGTTGCGTCAACCTCATACAATGAGCAGCCTCAAGATTGCGGCAACAACATCACGGAGTGCAAATGCCAATACCGACTATCCACACCCTCTCCCCGGCCTATGAGGTCATCCAGCGCCTGGGCGGCAAGACCGAGGTCGCTGAGCGCCTGAATTTGGACAAGAGCACGCTCAGCCGCTGGTGCCAGCCGCGGCCCGAGGGCACTGGGGGCCAGATCCCGCAGCGGCACTGGCCGGAGCTGATGAAGATTGCGCGCGACAAGAAAGTGCGCATCAAGCTCGAGGAGCTGGTGGCCGTTGAGGTGTAGCCATGGTTGTCGGAGCACCAACCATGACCAACAGCGACTTCCTGGCCGAGATCTACGGCGAGTTCGCGCAGGGCACGCACGGCTGGGTGTGCACATTCCGCGCAGACCCCAGCAACGCACCGCCGGCCGTGTGGGCTGGGCGGCTCTACAAAGGAACGCCGCAGCAGGCGGCTCTCATTGATCGAAGCGGGCAAGACAACACGTATTTCTGCACTGCCGTTCTCGAGGCCACTGAACATGGCGAGATCGTCAGACGCAAGGATTCATTCGTTCGGCTTGCGGTGCTGGTGCTGGACGACGTTCAGCTGCAGGACCTGCAGGGATACAGCTACGCGATCCAGACCAGCCCGGGCAAGTTCCAGGTCGGCATCTTGATTGACCTAGACGATCCTGATGCCCGAAATAGGCAGCTCGTAGACCTACTTATGCAGGCTTTGGCCACGCGGGGGTTCATCAAGGCCGACCGGTCGGGTAATAACGCGGTGCGTTATGTCCGCCTGCCAGTCGGGCAGAACACCAAGCCACGCGCGGCCGGCGAGTGGGCGGTGCAGCTCGACACCTGGCGCCCATCAGTGCGCTGGTCCCTCGAGGACGCCTGCCACGCCATCGGGATTGACCTGGACAACCTGCGGGCAGCGTCGCAGGTGCAGACAGCGAAGTCTGCATCACCGTCAGGGCAGGGTGTGCACGCGGGCGAGATGATCGCGGGCCTGACTGATCCCAACCCGGGACAGCGCGTGTACCACGAGTCGATCACGCGCCTGGCCGCCAGCCTGGTGTCCAACGGCATGTTCCCTGGGGCGGCGGTCGAGTTCCTGCGCGACCTGATGATTCAGCACAAGCCGGCCGGGCCCGAGGAGGAGGTGCGGCGCTGGCAGTCGCGGTATGACGAGATCGAGCGGGCGGTGCGCAGTGCGGAGAAGTTTGCGCCTGACAACCGCAAGCCGCCCAGCATCACCGTCAACCTGGGCAAGGCGGCCGACGTCGACCCCGAGACGGGAGAGATCACCGCGCCTGCATCACCGGCAGCCGGCGACCTGGTGCCGATGGACTGGGGCGCGCTGGCCACGACCCAGCCCGAGCCCACGGCCTGGCGCCTGGATGGCTGGCTGCCCGAGGGCACGGTGACGCTGCTGGCCGCCAACGGTGGCGTGGGCAAGTCGAACCTGTCGCTGCAGCTAGGCGTGTCCTTGGCCACCGGGCAGCAGTTCATGGGCATCGACACCAAGCAGAGCCGGGTCCTGGTGCTGTCGGGCGAGGACGAGGCGCGCACGGTGCACTTCCGCGTGGCCAACATCTGCCAGGACCAAGGCGTGGCGATGCGTGACCTGGCCGGGCGCATGGCCGTGTACGACCTGACCCAGGCCGACTGCGTCCTGTGGCGCGATGGCCACCCGACCGAGCGCATGCAATGGCTGGCCGACACCGCCGTGCGCACGCGCGCCGAGGTGATCGTGATCGACAACGCCTCTGACGTGTTCGCGGACAACGAGAACGACCGGACGGCGGTGCGGGGCTTCATGCGGGCCCTGAACCTGATCGCCCACGTCACCCGGGCGGCCGTGCTGCTCTTGGCCCACGTCGACAAGGCTAGCGTGCGCCAGGGTGCTGGCCAGGACACCAACAGCACCTTCAGCGGGTCGACGGCCTGGAACAACAGCGCCCGCTCGCGCTGGGCCATGGTCCGCGACGGCCAGGTCGTCACCGTGCGCCACGAGAAGTGCAACCTGGGCCCGCTACAGGACGAGCTGCGGTTGGAGTTCGACCAGAGCAGCAAGACCTTCAAGCGCTTCGGGACCATCCCAGGCCATGCTGCTGCGGCTGCCCTGATGCGCAACACGCAACGCGCTGCGATTCTGCGACTGCTGGCCGACGCCGAGAAGGCCGGGCAGCGGCTGAGCATGTCAGCCCAGGCCAACAACAACGCCTGGCTGGCGCTACGGGGCGCCGAGGAGTTCCCGCGCATCGAGCGGCGGGACTTCTTCTCGATGCTGTTCGAGCTGCAGCGCGATGGACTGCTCGAGGAAATCGAGTACGTCCGCGAGAACCGGACCAAGGCCAAGCGCGTGGCGCTGACCGAGCCGGGAAGGCTGCGGGCGGCTCAGGGTTCTGGAGCTCCAGCAATGTGGCACGGGGTCCGAGAATGAGCTGCACGCGCTATGCACGCGCAGTGCACGTGCAGTGCATGTGCATGGTCGTGCAGGTAGGTGCAAAAGCCCCCCTCACAAGGGGCTTTGCACCTGCACGCGCACTCGCTTTGTAAGGGGTGTGGGGAGCGCGTGCACGTGCAGCGGGTGCAGGGGCAACTGAGAGGGGATTGAGCATGTATTTCGATTGGCAAGCAGCGGCCGTCAGGCTGCAGAACCAGTGCTGGATGGCCGGGGCGGTGTTGCTCGTGGCGGCGGCCGCGATCGCGTACCTGGCCAACCATTGGGGCTGGTACGTGCTGGCGGGCTATGTCGCGCTGTCCGGCTTGAGCGCGCTCAGTGCGAAAATGTAGACATGATGGAAACGCAACATCAGTCGGTGGAGGCGCGCTCCAAAGTTGAGCCGGTCAAGAGGCCGGTCATGCGGACGCCTGACGGGCGGGAGCTGCCGGCGGGCCGCGCCAAGGGCGTGCCCAACAAGGTCACGCGCACGATCCGCGAGGCCGTCGAGATGGCCGCGCGCGACTGCCACCCCAAGGGCCTGGCCGGCTGGCTGGTGGAGCGGGCCCAGGGCAGCTTGGGCGATCGCCAGATCTTCGCCGCGATGGTCAACAAGGCCATGCCGCTGCAGGTGAACACCAACGTCGACGGCGGCATCCGGCTCGAGCTGGGCTGGTTGTCGGCGCGGCAAGTGGGCACGCCTGCGGCACAAATTGAGAACCAGCCCGCGCAAGTGCTTGATCTGCAACGGGAAAACGACGGCACATACCGGATCATTGATCCGGCAACAGGTGCCGAGGGGGTGCCGGCCAGTGGCCAGGCGCAGCAGGCCGACGCGATAGAACGGCCTACAAGCGATCGGGAGGACTAGGTGGGGCCCTGGCCTGACTTGCTCTGCGGTCGCGTCTCCTGCGCCCTGCTAGGCCCCTGCGCGGGCCACTGCCGCGGGCCGGTGATTCCTGACCCCCATCCCCCCTTCGAGCCGGGGGCGGGGGTGGGTGCCGAGGCAGGGGCCCCCCCACAATTTCCTCTACCCCCCACCGACCTTTTGAGGAATCCGCACCATGAATAGCCTGATCGCAGCCCTGCGCGGCGCTTCCGCTGCCCCGGCGGGCGCGAACGCCGGCATCACGATGCTGGACCCAGCGACCGGCGCCAGCGAGGTGTCGGTGCCGGCGCAGCCGGTGATCGGTGCCCTGCGCCGGGCCCCGACGGGCCTCTTGAACACTGCACCTGCGACAACGCCCGCACAACAATCCGGCGTCACCGAATACGACCCCTTCGCCGCGGGTGCCGCGCTCAACGACCGGTACAAGACCCTGTTCGAGCAGGACGCGGGCATCGGCCTGCCTGACATGCGCCCGTTCGGCGATCGGTACGCGGCCGAGCTGGCCAGCGAAGGTGGGCGCCGGGGGCTGGGCCGCGACATCGGCTATGCCCAGGGCGAGCTCAACAGCGGCGGCATCTACAAGGCCGGCGACTTCGACATGCTGCCGGGTCTGGACTTCAACGACCCTTGGACGAAGGCCAACTACTGGAACCTGTTCAAGGACGGCAACAGCTACTTCGTGCCCGACAAGATCGAGGCCGATGCGCACCTGTACACCTACGGGGCCCCGTTCAACCAGGGCATGAGCAAGGAAGCGCAGGGCAAGCTGTTCGACGAGATGTACTACGGCAACCGGCTGATGAACACGCGCGGCGTGGAGTCGGGCCTGGATCCCGAGCAGCGCATGCGCACGCTGCTGAATTCCAAGCAAGCTGGGCAGACGGTGGGCACGAGCATCGGCAACCCGTACTACGACGCGCGTGGGGTGCTGACCGGCATGGACATTGGCCGCGGTGGGTTGACCTACGACCAGGCCGAGGGCATCGCGCGGGCGTTGGAGTTCAAGGGCTACCTATCGACCTACAAGCCGATGGCTGAGGCCACGATGAGGGACGCGCCTGGGCAGATCGCCGCCTGGCTGGCCAAGGCCGCGGCAGAGACAGACCCCGCATGGAAAGCTCAGTACGAGCGCGAGGCTGCAGCCAAGCAAGAAATTCTGGACATGCACACCAAGGGGCTGAAGGGGTATCAAGACACGTTTGACAAGTACATGGCGCAGGTGAACACGATCGACCCGAATCTGACCGACCTGTCGTCGATCGAGCTGATTCGGGCTTTGCGCGGAGGCGGCGGATGAACGATCCCGTCAACCACCCCAGCCACTACACCGCCCACCCGAGCGGTGTGGAGTGCATCCAGGTCACCGAGCACATGAATTTCTGCCTGGGCAACGCCGTGAAGTACATCTGGCGCGCGGGGCTCAAGAGCGACAGCCCGGTGGAGGACCTGCGCAAGGCGCGCTGGTACATCGACCGCGAGATCAAGCGCCTGACGTCCGGGTGAACATCAACACCGCGACATGAATCTGCAGGAATACCAGCCGCGCCAGGTGTTTCTGCCGCTGCACAACCGCGACCGGCGCTGGACGGTGGTGGTGGCGCACCGCCGCTGCGGCAAGACGGTGGCCATGTGTGCCGACCTGGTGCTCGGCGCGCTCGAGACGGCCCTGCCAAAGCCGCAGTTTGCCTACCTGGCGCCCCAGCGCGACCAGGCCAAGCGGGTGGCGTGGGGCTACCTCAAGGATCTGACCCGGCCGTTCTGGTCCAAGCCGCCGAATGAGTCGGAGCTCAAGATCACGCTCAACAACGGCCACAAGGGCGAGTCGACGATCTACGTCGCGGGCGCTGACAACTACGACGCCCTGCGCGGCATGTACTTCGACGGCGCCGTTTTGGACGAGGTGGGCGACATGCGGCCGTCTGCCTGGTACACGGTGATCCGGCCGGCGCTGTCTGACCGCCGCGGGTGGGCGATTTTCGCCGGCACGCCCCGCGGCAAGAACCTGTTCTGGAACCTGCGCGAGGAGGCGCGGCTCAATCCAGCCACGCACATGCTGCTTGAGCTGCCGGCGAGCAAAACCGGGATCATCCACCCCGACGAACTGCGCGACGCCAAGGCGCAGATGACGCCCGAGGCGTTCGAGGTCGAGTACGAGTGCTCATTCGACGCCGCGGTGCCGGGTGCGTACTACGCCAAGCAGATCGGCGACGCCTACGAGCAGGGCCGCATCGGCAAATTCCCTGTCGACCCGAATTTTCCGGTCAATCTGGTGGCCGACCTGGGGTTCACGGACTCGTGTTCCTGGTGGGGCTGGCAGGAGACGCGCGACGGTTACCGAATCGTCGACTTCTACGAGGCCGACAACCAGCCGATCCAGCACTACATCGACTGGGTAAAGTCACGCCCGTACCGGGTCAACGCGGAGGGCGTCTTTTTGCCTCACGATGCCCGGGCAAAGTCGCTGCAGACGGGCAAATCGATCATCGAGCAGTTCCTTCAGAACGGCATCCGGCCGCGCCTGGTGCCGGAGATGTCGCTGCAGGACGGTATTGAGGCCGCGCGCTTGGTGCTGCCCAAGTGCTGGTTCGACGAGGAGGTCACTTACGACGGTGTCGACCACCTGCGGGCCTACATGCGCGAGTGGGACGAGCGGACCCAGACCTACCGCAACCGGCCCAAGCATGACCAGCACTCGCACGCCTCAGACTCGTTCCGATACCTGGCACTTGCCGCGCGCCCAGTGATGGCCAAATCGCACCCCGGTCCTAAAATCTCGACACCTGTGGTCAAGAGCATGAACTATTCGTTCGCCCTTGACGACATCTGGGACTGCGGTCCCCAACAGAGCACAAGGATCGGGTGATGGAAACCAACGCCAAGATCACCAGCGCAAGCGATTTCCAAAGCACCCCGGCGGGTCTGGCGCAGCGTTGGTCGACTGAGATTCAGGCGTCGCAGCAGGAGCTGATGAAGTTTCACCAGGACGCCAACCGCATCACGCAACGCTACCTGGACCGGCGCGACGCCTACGCGAAGGACGAGAGCAAGGTCAACCTGTTCTGGTCGACGATGAAGGTCCTGCTGTCGATGCTGTACGCGCGGCCGCCCAAGGCCGACGTGTCGCGCACGTTCCAGGACTTTGAGGACGACCAGGCCCGCGTGGCCGGGCTGATGCTTCAGCGGATCCTGAACCGCGGCTTCGACGAGAACGTCTCGGTGTGGGATGCGGCCGTGCGGCAGGGCATCGAGGACTGGCTGATCGTGGGTATGGGCCAAATTTGGCTCCGATATGAGGTCAAAACTGAGCCCTATGTGATCCCGGCCGTGTTCGACGAGTTCGGCATGGAGCTGCAGCCCGAGCAGGAGGCTGAGCGCATTGTCGATGAGGACGCCCCGGTGGACTACATCTACTGGGAGGACTTCTTCTACTCGCCGGCGCGGACCTGGCCCGAGGTGCGGTGGGTCGCGCGTCGGGTGTGGATGACCAAGGACCAGCTCGTGGAGCGGTTCGGCGAGGAGATCGCCAAGATCGTGCCCCTGGGCGTGCAGGTCAAGAAGGCCGACGTCAACGACCAGTCACCCAAGCACGACCCGTGGTCGAAGGCTGAGGTGTTCGAGATCTGGTGCAAGGAGAACAAGAAGGTCTACTGGTACGCCAAGGGCGCCGACGTCATCCTGGACGTGAAGGACGACCCGCTGCAGCTCGACGGGTTCTTCCCGTGCCCGAAACCCCTGGCGGCCAACGTCACCAGCTCCAACTTCATGCCGCGCGCGGACTACATCTTCGCGCAGGACCAGTTCAACGAGCTCGACGAGATCAACACCCGCATCACCTGGTTGACCCGCGCGGCCAAGGTCGTGGGCGTGTACGACAAGACGGCCGACGGTGTGCAGCGCATGTTCCAGCAGGGCGCTGAGAACCAGATGATCCCGGTGGACAACTGGGCCCTGTTCGCTGAGAAGGGCGGCATCAAGGGCCAGGTCGACTGGGCCCCGATCGACATGGTCGTCAACT